ATCCTTACATGCTTTCTCAACTGCTACTGCATTTGTATATTCTAAATTCACTGCATCTGCAAGTTCTTGATTTATAAGATTAATTGCATTTGCCTGATTTATATACAATGTTGATGCAGATTGTGATTCCGCAGAATTTGGTAAAATGGTCCCTGTTCTTTCATTGGCAATGTTTTGTCTTGCATAACTCGCATTTATATTTGAAGTAATATCCGCCTGATTTGCAGTGTATCGCAATTGAGCATTAATAAGTAGCTGAGAATCATTATATGGGGAAAGATGCGCAAGCATCCCTGTTGGATATAGATTTGTTTGATCTAACGACGTTTTACTGCCCACTTGATTTCCTGCAAAAGAAGTATTCATCTATCTTATATTAGTATATTATAATAGTCGGAAGACTATTTAACTTTAATAGGCAAACATCATTGCAGCACGTCCTCCATAAATACGCAAAATATTGTATGTCTCTGCATAACAGAAAACATTATATCTATCAACACAATGTTCCATTATTGTTCCAGACTTACCATGGAATCTTAAGGTCAATTGTAATTTAAGAATTTTATCAAGATTTGCCTCCCCCATCGGCATAGAAAAGGGAGTATTCCCATTATTAATACCAAATGGTATATTATAGAAATATCTATTTACCCATGGCGCTTTCTTCTGTTCAAGTGATGGAATAATAGAGCGAAATAAAGCGACATTTTCAGTGCTATAACGCGTAAGTGTTTCTGAATATTCTAGAGACAGCCATCGTATAGGCTCAGAATTACGAGTTGAAAATGCCGGCTGCAGCGAACTATACAAGCGTTCATTTAACCCATTCGCATCGGGCCACCATGGCGCAATGACTGTTAATGAATCAGTTAAATCTCGTGTGGCTAGGAATGGTGCATTATATCTCACTGCCTCGAATTTCTGACAATAAAAAAATATATCACGTGTCGGATTAGGAATTACAAGTGGTATTCTAACATGCTTTGAACTCTCATTATCCACTGGATCAATGGAATAATGTTGAACTATTGGGACTTGAATATCCGCTATACGAAATCTATTTGCTTCTGCCTTATCCAAGTAAATATACTCTACAAGTAAATATGCATCTGTTATATGTAATTCAGATGGCATTTTGTTCGTAGAAGGATATTGCGATACTTTTACCCCAGGAGACCTACGAGGTTCTAAGCCTCTAATAACCGTGCCTGATGGATCTGAATAATAGAATTTCGAATCCAAAATTGGCCATAATGATTCACCTGCAATCGGAGGTTCACTTTCTACCAATGTCCCACTTGAATTAATATTTCTGGATTCCGTATAATATAAATTTGTCACTGGATTTAACTTTATACTTACACGAACCTCGTCAATATTTAATGCATCTATTGGTAAAAAACACCCTGGATCACCCCTACTAAACCAAAATGGAAGATTAATCACCACTTGCTCACTTGTATTTGCTATACCAAATGACTCATCGGTAAAGCCATTATCTTTTCTTAATAATTGTCTACTTGATTCTACAGTTTTTTCTAAAGGCGTGTGAAATTCATCTAAGACTTCCATAAGTTGACCTGGGATTGTATCTGATAAGACACCCCCTATATGAAGTTGCGCCTGATTTACCAGATTATGTCCTAGTGAATTTGTCCAACCAAAACGAGGTCCTATAAATGTTACCCCCTGTGAATTTACCATGGCTTTCTGAGCATTAAGTTGAGGTGTTTGTATATCTGGCATCTGAACAACCAAAAAAACTCTAGCAATCATCTCACCCCTGACAGGCAATCTAGCGATTGCAGTCTTATTAAAATCTGCAGTATAATCAAAATCTATTCGTGCCCATTCTGTTGCGTAACGACCCGTTTTTATAAAAACTTTTATTAATGATTCAATACTTGGCTGTCCCTTCGGAGGTTGAATTCTTTCATCCTGCATCCCTGTAGATATGATTTTTAGTAAGCTCGCCACCATCTAATCCTCTTTGGTCATTTTGTTTATATAATATTTACGATGCTGTTTACATAGATATTCTGAAGTTCCATCCTTCATATGGGCAGCCCTTGGACACCGGTCACCGCTTTTTGTTAATGCTAAACAGATGTATACCATACAATGTCCCCTCTTAATCTTATTCCTTGACCAGGCTTCTGAAGACTCGTCAAAGAATTCTCGCGTGAACTCCTGATTACTAGACATTTTAGTATTAATGCAATAAAAATTACACCTTTCACGTTCAATTTTAATCAATAAATACCTTATTACAAATACCATTTCCAAAACGAACCCATTGATATGCATAGGCAAAGACATGCACTTCCCATTCCGTATCCGAAGACCCCCCTGGGGGTTTCACATTCAGTGTTAGGCGCAATGAATTTAAACGACTTGCATTCATTGTCCCTGTAGGATCATGCTCTCCTGGATACCTTGCAAAAGAATAACCATATATAAATTTATCATATGATGGTTTACCAGATTTATGAGCCCTTGCTATATGAGAACGAAACCATGCCTCATCCTGTTGAATTATATCTATACCATTAGCCTGTATCTTTCCTGAAATCATCAAGGGTTCCAAGGGTCCAAATGTAGAATCATAATCTTTTTCTAAGGTTGAACTGTAATTTGTCCAATCATTATTCAGTGTAATGGCAGCCTTACGTCTTAAAAACCAGACTATTTCCTCTACTGGTCCGTTTGCTTCTAAAGGTAATTGCACTGTTATCATATCATTTCCATTCTTGTTTACTACATATTTTAGAGGCTCTGTAAAATCAAATTGTTGTATTTCCTTAAAAGGGCGCTCGAAAGGTTCGCGTAGAAGCATTTCACGATATGGTCCATCTATAAAGAATCCCCTTGAAAGAAGCTGGATATTGTTCAGTTTAGGTTCAACCTTATATGCATCTATTGTAATTATATTAGCACTTGGGTTGGTTCTATCGACAACAGTAATACTTTTTCCAATTGGACTATCTTCACACGATAGTCGATTACCAGAAATATTTCTAACGACTTCACTGAATTTTTTAAGAGTAACTCTTACTCGCATAGTTCCAGACCTACATGCAATTAATGGAAATGTTGCAGTTAAATTCTCCCTCAACATTGAAAAAATCAACGGGACAGTTATCCATCCTTCTTCAGTAAAAAATGGACGAATTCCAGTTGCTTCTTTTATAAATTTAATTGATCTATTTCCTAAAGAGTCAGATAAACCCATTTGAGCACTCAAATCTGGAAATAATATTGAGGATACATGTGTTGAATCACCCGTTATACGCTCGAGAATCTGATCGTCTACTTCAAATGTTGCCTCCTTTAAAATACATGTTCCTATTGAATTACAATATGTCCAGACCTCAGATCCAGGAGCATAAGAATAATCTCCCTTTATCAAATTATTCCTAGTTATCTCATTTATCCAGTCCCCAAGTTGCAACTGGATAAATAAACCATTAATCAAGTCTCCACAATTAATGTCTCCTAATTCAAACATGAATGTCTGACCGAATGTTGCTGGTCCCTTAAATGTGAACTCCCTCATTACAGAAGAAAAAGGTATTGTCCGTAGTGTATCATCCCTTGTAAATCTAGAAAGTGATGCATTCATTGGAAAAATAATATTATCCTGATTATCACGTGACACTAAATCTAAGAGTGTAGTTGAAGTCCCCTTCGGTTTTTCAGTGCCATAACCATCCTTATAATTAATATCCATCTACTTAGTATATATTACACTTATAGAATAGACTTTGCGCATCTAAGTTTGACCAGTGCTCCCAAAGCCACCCTCACCTCGCACGGTATCTGGAAGAGAATCAACATATGATACCTCATTGATATATCCAAGTGCAGGTGCAATTACTTGAAACAAGCGTGTGCCTGCCTTTACGGAATTCTTCAATGATCCCACTGAAACCATAGGTGACATCAACTCCCCACGATATGTCTTATCAATAATTCCACGCCCGTTTGCCATCATAAATCCAGTCTTATAAATAGATGACCTAGGCTCAAGGGTGTAATGACTATCCTCTAGCATTTCAATACCAGTATCAAGTAAAGTAGAACGAACCATGCGCCCCTTTACACCAAGAGGAACAAGTTTTGCAACATCGGTGTAATCACAATCTACCACTATCTTCAAATCATACCCAGCATAATCTGAAGATAGTTTCTCTAGAGTTCCAACAGGAGGATAATACTGCTTACCCTGCTCTGTAACTAGAAGTTCAAGACGGTATGTAACTGGTGAGGCCATACAATCGCTGGGACTCGCGGCACATTCAACTTTTTAACCTTTAAAATTGAACAATTCATTCGTTAAAATAAATGCATGGTAAGCATGGAAGGCATAGAAGGTTTTACTAGTATATCTTGTTGTATGCGTAAGAATAATTCACTAAGAGAAGAATTAACTGACACACTTAATTCCAATATAATATTATATGTAATTCTACTTATTTCTTATTATACCAACTCAAAAATCGTATGCATAGGAACATTATTGTGTATGTTAGTAAACAGCGTTTACTTGATTAATCTACAAGATAAATACTTAGAATACCTAGAAACCTTTGAATACGTTGAAGAGAATGAAGATCCTGAAGAGTATCTTTCTCTAAAGCAAAGGGAACATGGTGCTAGATACTCTAGAGGAATGACTCAAGAGCAAGAGGATGCACTTATGGAATCAATTGAGAGGGTAAAGGCCGATTTTAAAAGAAGAAATGCAAGAAATATTCTCCTGGAAAGAACACCAAGTGAGACTTCTCTTTATACTGAAGATGATACCACGAATCTAAAATAAAATTTAGCATACAAAGAAAATTACATTAGGCTAACT